TGCGTTACCCCTTGTGTTAGCAGGGCTGTTAAGTAACCCTGAGTTTGTACAGTGTCACTTAGCAAAAAGAGTTAAGATACAGGGAGAAATGGTTTGCATCTACCGTGGACCTAATGGTACAATAGGCTACCACTACCCTATGTTTAAGTTTAGTGAGTGTCCTAAGACATACACGTGCAGGTACACACCTAATGCCAAGAAGAAAGTAAGTGTACAAGATATACTAGATGGATTAAAAGACGGATTTGAATGATACTAGATTACAATACAGCGATAGCAGATGGCTTATCTTTATTTATAAACAGCGCATCACATAAAAGGTATACTTTAGCAGACATAAATACATATTTAGTATTGCCAATCAAAAACAACCGTGTTAGAATATTCTATAATCAAGAAGATGTACCTGTAGGGCTTATAACTTGGTGCTGGTTAACAGAAGACAAGGCACAAAAACTATTGAAGTATGAATACAATCCCGTACAAGAAGACTACGAAGATACAGACATAGAAGATAAACAGCTTTGGGGTTTAGACTTTATATCTACTACAGGAAAAGCAAGGCAAATGATTTCATCACTTAAAAAAGAACACTTAGAAGTATATGGTAAAGCACCTATTGCAAGATGGCGTAGGTTTTCTGACCCCACTAAAGCACACAAGAAAGAGTTTTAATTATGATCTATAATCCCTTCATGCCTAGTGTTCGTTTTACAGATCATGCTGTCTTTGGTGGAGGCGGTGGTGGTGCACCTGTTGCTCGTACACCAGATCAACCAAATCCTCAGATCGCAATAGATGCAGCAGAAAAAGCTCGCATAGCTGCAGAAGAGGCAGCAAAAAAAGCAGCAGAAGAAAAAAGATTGCTTGAAATAAAGCAAGCTAAAGAGGCAGAGGAAGCAGGTACAGCAGCAAGTGAGTATGCTGAGACTACAGGCAATGACTTAACTGCATCACGTCAAAAGCTACAAGACAAACTAAATAAAGCTAACCTTGAGCTTTCTAAGCTTTCAGCACAGGATCAAACAAATCCTAAGATTGCTGAAAGGGTCTCAGCAAAGCAAGCTGATATTCAAAAACTACAGTCTGAGATGGTTACTTTAAGTGCCGCACAGGGGGCAGAGATGTCTTCTTCTCAGCGGGACTTAACAGCTAAGGCTTTGAAAGACCCTACCTCTTTAGCTACTAATACAACAGTAGACAAGATAGCTGAAACTGTTAATCAAATTATAGGTACAGGTACAGGTGACGCAGGAGATGCGAGTACTGCTACGGCTTCTACGGCAGACACAACAGCTAAAGCACCTACTCCTGACACTCTAACTCCTGCATCCATGTTGGCATCTGCTTCTAAAGAAGAGGTAGACAAGGCTTTAAGTACTGTCGCAGCAGCAAAAGGGGATGTGTCAACTAAGGTTACTGCTGCTGAAGGTGATCCTACAAAGATATCAGGACTAGGCACAGACGATATAACACAGGTCGATCCTACTAAAGTTGTACCTCCTCCTGCACGTGTGCTTGAGGCTGGGGAAGCTGTTGAGGGTTCTTCTGTTGACATGGCTGCAGTCAAAGAGGCTACTGACATTCAAGCTGTTACTGCTGACCCTAGTAAGAAAGCTACAGTTCAAGGCCAACTAGATGAGTTGATGGATGACTTTGATGGGGGTGCTACACCAGCATGGGCAGCAGGGGCAATGAGAGCCGCTAACGCTGCTATGGCTGCACGTGGCTTAGGCGCATCCTCTATGGCAGGACAGGCTATTGTACAGGCTGCTATGGAGTCTGCATTACCCATTGCATCACAGGACGCTTCTACGTTTGCCAAGTTTGAAGCACAGAACTTAAGCAACCGTCAGCAGACTGCATTGTTTGCAGCAGAGCAACGTGCAAGTTTTCTTAAGCTAAACTTTGATCAGGCATTCCAAGCTCGTGTAACTACCGCTGCTAAGATCAGTGACATAGCTAACATGAACTTTACTGCTGATCAACAGATTTCATTAGAGAATGCTCGCATTGCTTCTACTACAAATTTAGCTAACATGAATGCTAAGAACGCTAAGGTTATGGCTGATGCTGCAGCTATGGCTACTATGGACTTGGCTAACCTGAGTAATGAACAGCAAGCACAAGTTGAGAACGCTAAGAACTTCTTGTCTATGGACTTGGCTAACTTAAACAATGAGCAGCAGACAGAGATATTCAAAGCCAAGGCAATACAAGATGCTATCTTAAGTGATACCGCTGCAGAGAACGCAGCTAAACAATTTAATGCCTCTAGTGAGAACCAGACAAATCAGTTTATGGCAACTATGAAGACCCAAGTTAACCAGTTCAATGCCACTCAAACTAACGCTATGGCACAGTTTAATGTAAGTGAAACTAATGCCATCAAGCAATTTAACGTAGAGCAAGAAAATGCACGTGACCAGTTTAACGCTGGTAATAGTTTACTTGTTGCACAAGCTAACACTCAGTGGCGTCAGAAGTTATCTACTGCTAACATGGCTGCACAGAATGATGCTAACATGCAGGACGCCAAAACAGCCAATGCATTTACAGCTAGTACCCTAGATCAAATATGGCAACGTGAGAGGGATTTGATGTCTTTTGCTTGGAAGTCTTCAGAGAGCCACCAAGATAGGCTTAACAATATTTTTGTGGCACAACTAGGTGCAGACGCTGCTACTAAGGCCGCTGCATCTCAGGCAAAGGCTTCCAAGTCTGCTTCATATGGTAGAGCAATAATGTCAATGTTTGGAGGGGGCTTCTAAATGTCAAACTATAAAGAAATGTTCGATGCTATAGAAAAACAACAGCAGACAAGTGTAACTAAGACAGACGTAGGCAGGGAAGGCTCTGATGCAAGTGATAACATCAAGGCAGAATCTAAGAGCCTCGTAGGTAAGCCAGTAGCAAAAGGTGCAGGGCTGGCTTCTGAAATATCTGGGCAGGTATCTGAAGCTGTGGCAGGTGTAAAGAGTGCATACGAGGATGTACAGGGGTGGCTTGACATCTCCTTTGGTTACGAAGAGCAGAAGAAAGCAAAGGGTGTACCTGATCCTTCCAAAGATGGGGGCTTCTTTACAGAAGGTGATCCAGAGTCCAGTGCGGCTGTTAACGATGAGAATGCTTTACGTATGCAAGAACGTGCAAGAATGAAGCAATACTCAACGCCTACTATGAAAGACCTTGAAAAAGACAGGACGTTTATGGATGGCATGGGTCGCTTAAAGAAAGCACACCCTAAACTACCAGAGCAAGCATTTAAGAATATTATTGCAGGTGAGTCAGCAGGTGATACCTCTGCACGTAATGAAGATTCAGGTGCCGTATCTCTTTGGCAGATTACACCTACAGCTTTGAAAGATTTAAAACAACTAAAGAAAGTACCACAAGAACTTACACTAAGTAAGATACGTGGCATGGATGCAGGGCAACAGATGGACTTGTACTCTACGTATCTTGATAGGTGGGGCTATGATGGAACTCAATCCTTGGGCGTACTACAGGCTGCACCCGGATACAGGAACTCTTCTTTAAGCACTGTCATATACAAGAAGAACAGCAAAGCATGGGATCAAAATCCCGGTTGGCGTCCTAGCAATAACGGTGATATTACAGGGCAATCTATAGATGACTACTATTTTTCTAAGGATAAGAAATGAGTAAAGCACTTAACGGGCCTATCCCCGGACAATCCCTAACTGATGAACCTAGTGGCTTTCCTTGGGAGAGGCCACCCGAAACGGCAGACCCTAACGTAGCCATCAAGATGCACTTAGATAAGTTTTCTGATGATGCCTTCTTAGATAGTGCATTGTACTTGATGCAGTTGGGTATACCTATCTCTACCTTAACTAGCACTGCGCTAACAGTTGCTCAAGGTAACGGCATACACAGTGTAGACGTAAGCTTACTTATTGCTCCTGTAGTCCATAAGCAGTTTAAAGTACTGGCTGACTCAGCAGGTATAGAGTACGAAGAGTACATGCCACAAGATGATCCTGACGGTGAGATGGAAAGAGAAGAAAGACTTAAGGACTTACTTGCTTCCAAGTTAGCAGACAAAGCTACTAAAGGCAAAGAAGAAATCTCTCAAACTATGGCTGCTATTGGTAGCCCAGCAGAAGAAGAACTAGAAGATAAGATGGCAGAACAAGAGGCTGCACCAATGGAAGCTACTGACGGACCATCCGTCACTACAGAAGCTCCTAGTGCTGGGCTAATGAGCAGAGAGGCATAAGGGTATGGGACTTTTTAGTAGCATTGATTTCGGGGCGTTGACAGCAGGGGCAGCAGATCAGTATGTAGAAAACGTTGAGAAGAAGAACGATTACTACCGTGACCTCATGACTAAGCAAGAAGATTACATGATGCGTTATGGTCGTAAGACTGTAAATGACAGAACATCTATGGCTAATTCTGCAGTTGAAATGCTTGACGCTTTAGAGGCTGGGGGTCTTGATCCTAAGTCTGCTGAAGAGCTAGTGTCTAGCTATGGCTATCAAGGTGTAAGCGCATTAAAGAAACTACAAGAGCAGTTTGAAACTCAGTATGATGGTGCAACACTAGACTTGAATGCTGTATTTAAAGGCTCTGAAGACTACATTAAACAAGAAGGCTATAACATAGACCAAGCCTTGAAAGACCAGTTCTTAGTTGAAGTAGCTAAAGCTGACACAGGTGCAGGTGATGTTGCATCTGACGCAGAGGATAGAGGCTTCCTTGCAAGCTTAGGTGATATGTTTTCGGGTGGCGGTGCAGCTAAGGCACGTTATGAAGCCAGCAGAACTACGCCTTCAATAGCAGGTTACTCTTACAATGACATCCTAGCTATGGAAGGCATGGGTATGCCAGCATCTAAGGGTCTACCCACGTTTGATAGGAGTGCTTTGGCTGATCCTGATGCAGGTAAGTTAGGCATTAGTGAACAAAAAGCCTATAAATTAGCGTATG